CGGAGGTTCGGGGCTGACCTGTCCTGCGTGGACAGGTTTGCAGTCCCTGGGAAATCAATGGCTTGGGGTAGGCGTTAGGGCTTCGTTAGGACTTGAGCGTCGTGCCGGGTGAGGGCGCTTGTTGAATGGAGCGCGTTCCGCGCGTGTGTGTTGTCACATGGTCTGAATACCCGTTGTCAGATGGTTTGAAGTCGGAAGAGGACGGCTGATGCCGGGTGATGCCGGACGGGATTTGCCGGTATTATCTGGGATCAGGTGATTGGACTTTGGGCGAGCGCTCGCTGCGCAATCGACCACCGGCTAAGCACGGACTTGCAGACGCGACGGTCCTTCGGAAAGGCCGCCGCGATCTCTGCCACCAGTTCCTTGTATGTCATTCGGTCGATCCGGTCGCGAATGAAGGCCCGAAGCTCTGGGTCGGAATCGATGCGAGACGGAACCCCAGAGCGGTGCGCGCGGCGGTGTTCGGCGAGGGCAACGGGCAGGTTTGAAGGGTCGTTCAAAGGCCCTTTAATCGCCTGGTTAAGCGCGCCTTCAAGGGTCCGAATCGTGCGGGCGTTTGCGGCTTGCAGGTCGCCGATCTGGCGGGCGGCTTCGCGCGCCTGGTGGATGGCGGCGCGGATCATGGCTGGATCGATCTGGCCTTCGCTACCCATCGATAAGGCCCTCCAGCCATTCCTCCAGGATGTCGCGGATGTCATCCTGTTGGCGTTGCGCGAAGCCGAGGAAAGGCCGTGCCGGAATATCGCCCCAGAGGTTTGGAAACTGCGACTTCGACCCGCCGAATTGCATCATCGCCGCGTAGGGCAAGGCGGCAACAAACACCTCTGCGAAGTCCGCTCCGGATTGCACCGCCACCGAGTCGGACAGGGCACCTTCCTTGATAAGCGGTCGCCCCGGACCGAGGCCGAGCCGCCTGTAGCTTGCGACCGTGACCGGTGACTTCGGAGCCCATACAGAGTTATCCGGGCCGCGCCCTTTCGCAAAGTTCTGCTTGGTCTCGTTCAGCATATACTGGGCAATATCGGCCATGACAGGCGACATGTTCGCCAGCCCATCGGCCCGAACCCGCAACGCTGGCGTGATTTCATCTTCAAGCGTGATGGTGACACTCATGTGCGGCCGTCCTTCAACCAGCCCCGCACGCTCACGTCCGTTGCGCGAAGGGTGCGGGCGATTTCTGCGGCCGGGCGGCCCTGCCAGTGCAGCATCCGGGCCAGCCATTGCTTGGCGAGAGGGACGCGCTTCTGCATCGCCCGGTTGCGGCTTTCGGCGAGGGCCTTCACCCGCTCTGCCCCTATCAGTTTTTCGACCGTGCTGCGGCCCTTGGGGGCGCTCGACAGGTTCAGCTCGGCCCCACCGAACTGCAAGAGGAAGGCAACCGTCAGCTCCGGCCCCAGCACCTCAAAGAAGGGCTCGACCTGGGCCGTCGGCTTGGGCATCGGGCGCGCGGGTAGCGTCATGCGTTTGCAGTCCCTCATGAGGCAGCGAAGCCCCGCGCCCGCTCAACCAGGAGGGAAGACGGGCGCGGGGCGGTGCCAGCATCAGGTGTCGCGCCCTGCTGCTGGCGTCAGGCCGGGCGACCTCAACACCCGACCCGATCTTGAAAGGCGACCCGCGCCCGCCCGCCAGATCAACGGAGCGGGCGCAGGGAAGGGAGGGTTACCACGGGGAATCGGGTGGCAGTGGGCTCCCTACTCGGTCAGCGAACCCGGCTTGAGGCCGAGCTGCGAACAGATGGCATCGGCAAGCTCGGACCCGTTGCGGTCCTGCCGTGACGCGGGCGGCACGGCGGCGATATGGGAGGGCCGCAACAGGGCGGAGAACGCAGGGGCAGAGCTTGCAAGGAAGCGATCAAAGCTCGCCTCATCCGAGCGGCAAAGGGCGGTTGCCCAATCCTTCATCGCGGGCGGGATGTGGCCGAGGCGCAGCGCCTCGCCAACCTTCACCTTGGCGCGGTCTTCCGACGCCGTGGCGAGAGACAGGTTGCGCTCGGCAAGCATCGCCTGCACCGCCCCGACGGGAACGAACTTCGCCGGATCAGGCTCCGCGCCCATCTTTTCCTTGAGCTTTGCGAAGAGCTCTTTCGGCGGGGTTTCGGGCGGGAGATCGAGCAGCTGCGCAATCATCGCGGCAAAGGTTGCGAGGTCCGTCATTTCGCCTTGTCCAGGCTTGGCAGCGGTGGGCTGGTCGGTGCGCTTGGGAGGCATCATGGCGTCTTCCTGACTTGCAAGGGCGGTGAGGTAGAGGTTCGGGGTGTGGACCAGGCCCGCGCCCTTGAGCTTCACGATCTGCCGCGTCTTTTCGTGGTAGACCAGGACGGGGCTGATGTAGCGGTATTCCTTCCGGCCGATCATTTCGGCCGCCGTCGCGGTCCACTCGACCCGGCCCCAGACGCCGCCGTCATCGGCGCGCATTTCCTTGATCCACCCGGCCGCTCGGATAGGCCCCATGGCGCGCGCTTCCGGGTTGTCGTTCTGGTGTTCGTAATCCACCGGCAGGTCAGCGCCGTTCGCTTCGAAGGCGAGGACGATCCCGGCCGGATCGACCAGCTCCCAGCTGCGGCCGTCGCGTCCCGTGACGGTCCCGCTGCCCGGCAGAAGTTGGACCCAATCCGGGGCCTTGCCGGGTGGAAGCGGAACGTCACAGGTTGCGAAGGCGAGGCCGGACATTACGCGGCCCGCGCCAGAGCTTCATCCATGCGGACCCAAACGCCCGTCCCTTCGATCCCATCCACGATGCCCGCGCGGGACCGGGTGGCGGTGGCGTCCGTCTTGGCGACGGTCTGGTCATCCACGATGAAACAGGCCTTGCCGATATCAGCGATGGTGATCAGGTCACCGCCGCCCGAATTGGCAAAGAGGAAGCTGCCCGTGCGATACTCGACCACGGCCGCGCCCGCCGCGCCTGTATTGTCCACCGTCTTCTCGGCCCGGCCGACCCCGACACAACCGGTCGCGGTCGCGCCCTTGGTCAGGAACCCGGCCGCGTTCCGCATCACCAGCGAACCGGACCAGATTTTGACCGTCGCCGCCACCGGCTCGACCCGAAGGTCACCGATGCGAAGGCGGGTGTTGCGTTCAGTGGTCAGGGCAACCATGGCAGGCTCCTTACAGGTAGGGGGTGACGATCAGCTTGGCGGTGCCCTTCCAGGGGTTGGACGCCCCGGCCGCGCCGAACTCGGTGTTCACGATGTTCAGGCCCGCCTCTTCCAGAGACGGCGGGACCAAAAGCACGGTCGGGGTCACGCCGAGCTTGCGCCCGCCGTCCGCCGTGAAGCCCATCATGGCCGCGCGCGCAGCCGCATAGCTGGCAGCGGTGAGGGGCTGCTTGGACCCGTAGGCCAGCTGCCAGAGACCGAAGCCCGCGTTCACCCGCGCCCGGATGCCGTAGAGGTAGCGGTCATTCAGGAAGACGTATTCCGAGTTCTCCTGGGTGAGCTGCTGGAACTCATACTTCTCGCGCTCCTGCCAGATGATCGGGCGCACCGCGCGCGACGTGTCCAGAAGATACCAGGCGGTGCCCGCACCGCCGCCCGAGTTGGAAACCGTGGTGATCGATCCGTCTGCCGCCGTCACCGGATGATCGGTATCGAAGAAGAACTGGCCGTCATAGCAGGCCGTGGTGAACCCCGAGGCGATCAGGCCGAAGACCAGCTCTTCCGGGTGCCGCACCGCCGCCTGCCCCATTTCGGCGAACATCGGCTTGAAGAGGCCAAGCTTGTCATCCGCGATATCGTCGCGGGTGATTTCCAGCGTCGACTCGAACTTGCGGTTCTGGATGACAAAGCCGTTCGCCACCAGGTTCTGCACATGGCGCGGGCCGACCCATTCCCGCATCGCGGGGAAGCTGCCAAGCCAGCCGTAGGTTTCGTCGCGGCTGGCAGAGGGGACCGTCATCGCCACGTCCTTGGCGAAGGCCGGGGCATTGATCATTGCATCCGTGACAACGGTCTTGAAGCCCTTGAAGGCGAGGTCCAGCACTTGCGGGTTGACGATCATCGGTCGGTCCTTTTCCGGGGCAGCGCGGGTCCGCGCCATGGCTGGAAAAGGTGTAACAAGCCGGGAAGAGCAGAACCAACCGCAAGCCCTTGCGGGGGTAATCCGAGATGCCGTGAAGAGGCGCGCGGGGCCGGACTCGAACCGGCATCAACCAGAGGCCGAGCGTGTCGGCCGACCTCCGGCCCCCTTGCCCATCGGGGTACACCGCGCCGGTTCCTGATAGCACGTCAACCGGCGTCCGGGAAGGATTTGCACGTCCCGTCGCCCGCCCCCGGATCAGATTGCAGAATTAAAAGCAATCCCGGTGAAATTAAACGGGGTGCCGGGCTTCCGAGGGGTGAGGTGGCCGAAAAGAGAAGAGGGCCGTTTCCGGCCCTCCTACGCAGCGTTTCGAAGTCGGCTGATCAGGCGGCGCGTCTCGGCCGAGCCTTCCAGGCTTTCAGCGCGACGATGGCCTTGCGCGCCGCGTCCAGGGTCAGGAATCGCATGGAGCTGACCTTGTGGTATTTCAGAAGCCAGCCGGTCAGATGTTCATCGTCGCAGACGTCCTGGTCGTGCAGCTCGCGCCAGAGCTCGCGGATCAGCTCGATCTGCGCAAAGGTCGCCATGCCCGCCCGGTTGCCGTAGCGCGGCGCGCCCTTGGCAATGGGCCGGAAGCCCATGTGTTCCATGAAGCCCATCATCGCGGCGAAGCCGTCCTGGTCCAAGTCCTTGGACGTGGTGACGCCCGCGATCCGCACCAGGGCGAGGCGATAGGTATCGTCATCCCATCCGAGCTTCGCCTTGGCGACGTGCAGGATGGCAGTCTGTTGACGGGAAAGGCTCATAGCGGTTGCTCCTCTTCGCCTTCGGCCGGGGTGGCGTTTTCAAGTCGCCGGTTGAGTTGTGCCAGATGCTCGCCCTCGTTCTCGGCCAGTCGCCGGAAGTGCTGCGCGCAGATGTTCGCCACGCTGACCAGGCCAGGATTGGCCCCGTCGAAATGCCCGAGGGAAAGCCCCTCATGGATCAGCTGAAAGACATTGGACGCATCCGACAGGGCATAGGGCATAAGGTCCGATGCCTCCGCCGCCCGCTTGCGCTCGGCCTCATAGAGGCGAACCATGACGATCCGGGTCCGGTCATCCTTCACGATGGATACGGTCTGTGGTTTGGTCATTGCACCGGCCCCCGCTCTTCCTGAGGTCCGACGAAGACCGCTCGGCCGAGTAGCTCGCGGGTGCGCTCTATAGCTCTTGCCGCATTGCCCAAGAGGTCGCGCGTCTC